TTAGGATCGAAACTCTCACGTTGTGTTTGCTTTAAACGAACTGCTCTTTGTCTTGCAGTTTCTCCAGTTCTACCAACACCAGCTTTTCTTGCTTCAGCTGCTTTAGTAGCAGGATCCATACCTTCATCGACATCAGCATTACAATCACAATGTGGGCAATCAGGTGGACATTTGCAATCTTCAGCTTTTACTTCAGAACCACAACACTTGTCTGAACAATGAGTATCTGTTCCTTCATTCTTTTCCCAAGGAGCCTTTGCTAATGTAGGCTTCTTCTTAGGTTTATCTGCATCAGTTTGCAACGCTCTTTCAAGCGATTTATCTTCTGCAATATAATTTTTAAAACTTTTCATGAGTTTAACCTTTTGATTGATATTCTTATTTGTAACTATTTATTAAAAAAAGTGATTGCCTTACCACTTTTCTTTGTCTGCCCAATATGCACCGCTCATCTTACCTTTAGCAATATTTTTACCGTGACGAGCTTTAAATGATTTACGTTTGGCTTTCATCTTGTCTGATTCACCTTTCTTAGGATCACCAGCAGTAGAAGCACCTTGTTCACCAAAGCGTATTGTTTTAACTTTGTCACCTTCTTTAGCGACAACAATGTGACTTTTATCTGGATGTGAAGGAGTACGCTTAGCTTTATTAAAACCAGATACACCTGCTTTTGTTAAACGAGGATCTTTATCTTCTGTAACATCTTTTGATTTTAAATAGTCTCTTGCAGTGTCAAGGTAATCAGTAGCTTTTGTTATCTTTGATTGAACCCATTCAGGTAGATTCTCATCATCTTGAATCATATCCATCATGTCTTTTGCTGCATCCATAGCAGTCTGTAGTTGACCTTTTGCCATACCACCTTCGTCGTTATACTCGGCGGAATCCTTGTCTTCTACTAATGATTCTTTTAACTGTTTAAAACTTTTCATTTTTCTACCCTGTGTATTTTGCAATATTTGCGAAGATCGCTATAGCTAATATTATTAATGCTAATCCCAATCCGATCCATGTGTCTGGTTCAGACCAGTCTTGACCAGATATTATTTGTTTATACTTTACTTTTTTAGTAAGATTGTACTTATCGTCCTTTTTAGCCAAACTCGTGACCAGCAACTCGCTTCATCTGTTTGTTAAACTCATCTTGTGATGGTTTTTCTTTATATAGTTTTATCGTCAAATGCGACTTGTCCTTACCTTTGATACGCCAATTTAAACCTTTTTCTTTATGCTCAGGATCAGTTGTCTTTACAACTCTACGGTCATACCCGTCTTCCCAAGTTTCTGAACCTTCTTCGATCTCAGCTTCTTCAGGCACACAATTGGGAACCATTTTGTTCCCTTTCTTTTTCATGCCAAGTTTCTTATAACCCTTCCAGCATGCTTCGTCTAAGAATTCTTTATATGATAACATAAAACTAACCAAATCTTTTTGCGAATGTTTTGAGATCAATAGTTTCGAAAGAGCCAAACTCATCAGTTACTCTGTAACCAATTTTACCTTTAAGTTCTACAGGCTTTGCAGAGAAGTATTTGTTCCCTTGGCGTAGACCATTGATTTCAGATCCATAGAATCCGATCTTTTTCATCTTTGGAGCGCCTTTGGCTTCTGCTAAGTTTTCTTTAAAATCTTTAAAGTTCTTCATTTGTTATTTCCTTTGGTTTAAGCGTTCGGTGTATCTTTTTTAAATTTGTTAACTAACTCGTCAGTGCCTTGGTCGCCTGCACCACCTTCTTCATTCTTCTTATCTTTGTTTAGTTTATCTCTTAATGCTTTAAGATCTTTTTTGATAGATGCTTTTTCTTTACCGAATGCTTTATCGAATCTGTTTGGTTTTGTTTCTTCTTCCACTTCAACCTCTTCTTTCCGTACTTTAGCAGCTAAGTCTTTATCAGCTTTACCCCAAGTACCAGATGATTTTGTTATAAACGAATTAACACGGGCATGACCCCATTGTTCAGGTGTTGTTCCAGGTCTATGACCCGTCTTCCATGCCGCTACGCCGCGGTTATATACAGAACGTAATACGCTTACTGACATACCAGTCTTTTCTGATTTCTTCTTTAATGATTTTGTAGGATCTTCATTAAGTTCCATACCAAACTCTTCAGTTGATTCTATTAAAGACATCAGCTCATCAGCCATATCCTCAAATTCTTCATTCTGTTTTGGTTTGTACATCTTAAATCTTTTATCGAACTTAGGCTTACCATTAGTGTCTAATAACATATGAGGACGCTTACCTTGGCGTTTGCCCCATAGATCATTATCTTCGCCCATCATATCTCTAACTTTTTTAGTATGCTTTGATAACTTTGTTTTTGCTTCTTTATCACCAGGTGCTGGCTTATAAGCTGAAGCATCGTCATCTGCTTTCTTACCATGCTTTTTAAAGTGACGTTCACGATCATCTTTTTTGTCTTTATCTACGCCTTTAAAGTAAATTGAAGGCTGTGATCCTGGCATATCCTTAACGTCTTTATCTTGTGCACCTTCCATCTTTGGAGTTGCTATCTTTTTAGATGGAGAAACAGAAACAGATGATCCACCCTGCATCATAGCTTTACGACGTGCACGTTCTTTTTGTTTAACTATTGGTAAAAGCTTACGAGCAATTTGCTCAATACGCTTCTTATTAACCTTTGAGATACGCTTATCAACTACTTCTTTTTCACCGGCTGATAGGTCAGCGTAACGTCTGCTCTTTGAAAACTTCTTTTTGAATATATTAATAGCAGCCTTACGAGCTCTAGACTTTAATACTTCTTGAGTTGCGGTACGCTTTTTAGCTTTTTCTCTACCACGTTTCATTTTAAAACGAGCTTTACGCATTGCAAGTCCACGTTTGCGTCTTTGCATTCTAGTTAGAACTTCATCTAACTGCTCTTCGGTTTGCTCTGTTTCTTCTGTCATGTTCATGCCTTTTCGAACTGCAGTCATAATAGCTTTTGCATTTGGTTTAAGCTTATTTGGTAATCCACTTTTAAATTTAGCTAGGTTATTATCACTTGCTAATGCTCTTAGCTTAGATGCAGATAATCCAGATGCATCGTCTGAATCAGGATCTCTGTCACCGGCAGAAACGACTTGAATTGAATCAAAGTTATATTCTTTACCATTGTACTTATTTAAAAGTGTTTCAAACTCTTTAACTCTGTCTGAGCCAACAACCAATATAAGTTTATCAAAGCTTTCGACAGATTTTGCTACTTGCATAATAGTTTTTGCAGCGGATTTAGTAACAACAGGACCAAATGCCTTTTGAGCATATTTGATTTTGTCGCTATATTCTAATGGATTCTTTTTCTTATCTTGGGAGTGAGTAAGGAATACTTTTGGTGTTGCTTTTTCTTTTTTAGCAATAGCCATTACTTTTTGAACAACTTTTTCGTGTCCAGCAGTAATAGGATTCATTCGACCGAATGTGATAACTGCAGTATCTCCAACTGCTTCTTTTACAGCTGTTCTTCCTGTAATATTATCATCTAGCGATGGTTCTAAATTGATGTACTTTTTGGCATCAAATTCTTTAAAGCCTTTAAGCTTTTTCTTCTTATCCGATGGTTCGGCCATAGTTAAATCCTAAGATAATGACATTAATTTTTTATTATTTATACTTTATTTATAAAATCTTTGAAAGGCAGGGATAAATTTATAGTTTTTGGAAGCTGACCCAGCCCATATAGTGGATTTCCTTAACCACCCTATTGCTGGTGTCGGTGCCATTATTGATATTGGAACTTTAGTTATTCTTTGTGGTCTAATAAAGTAATCGTTATCAATAGCAGATCTTATCCCTCTTTCTGCAATTTCTTCTAATAGTGTTTGAGCAGTTTTCTTTGTAATAGCATATGCGTGTGCTCCTTCATGTCCGTCCATTTTAATAATTTGCGTTGGAGGACCTGCCGCAATATGATCGTACTTCGATGTATCTACCAGTTTATAACCAAGTACTACTATTTGATTTTCTGGTATACTTATATTTATTGGATGTAGCATTATAGCATCGTGTTCAAGTATGATTGCAGCTTCATCTTCGCCTGCTGCGATCTTTTGCCATATACCAAAATGACCTGCCGTTGCGCACATAGCTTTCATTCCTTGGTTGGGCTTTTCAATAAACCTATATGGTTCTTGTTTAACTGATCTAATACCCAACTTAGCCATAGCCATAGCTCCAGTCATATTCTGAAACCCGTTATAATATTCCCATTCCAATCCAACATTATCACATGATAAAGAACAGCACTCGGCATATTCATTAGAAATAGGTGTATCAATTTTTAGTATATAAGCTTTCATTTATTCTTCAATTCCTTAATCATTGCAAAGTCTTTAGAGTAACGTTGTTTTATAGAGTTTATTACTTCTTCATCAAATTGTATTTCAACTTTTTTTCTATTACCTGATTTATGTTTAGGTAGCGGAAACTCTGTTTTAAATCCGTGATTCACCATAAACCTTTTTAATTCTGATTCTAAGTTATCATACAATAAGAACTTACCATATTGTCGTCCTTTATATGTTAGATAATCTGATTGTATTCTACCAGTAGCATCTGGGTTTACTTTCATTGCACAGTTATTTATAGTAATATTCTTATAATCTTGCAATGAAGGTTTTATTTTTCTATCCCATTTCTTTCTGAAATAATACATGCTTAATTGTCTGTCTATTGGATCTCTTATTACACCAAATATCTTATATTCATGCAGTTGTGTGGGTGCAATAAGTTTATTATCAACAATATCCTGTAAAGTAAAATGAACATATTTGTTAGACATAATAGGTCTACGAATTGGCTGTTTACCCATTGTGGGTTTAATTGCAGCATCATCGACACCTGAATGAACAGCTTCTCGATCTTCGATGTTCTTTATTAAATATTCTGTTATACTACTGCAAGCTGTTTTCGGAATTCGTACAAAAATAAGTTTGTACTTATGACTAATATACATTTATCGACCCTGATCATAACCCTTTAAAGCTAAAGCAGGACCGGTAGATCCAAAATACTGCTCAGCATAGACCTTGCCAGGTCCATCATATCTTTTCTTATGACCATACCAATGTGGAATCAAAGTATGTGAAGGCCAAATAGTAACTGAGTTACCGATATAAGGCAATAAGAATGTAGATAGAAATTTGTTCCCAGTAGAAATATATGGGTGATTACTTAATAGATGTGGTTTTAATTGGTGCAATTTATCTATGATAGCACCCGTAACTACATTATCAGGATTAGCGGCAAGTATAGGAGAACAATATCCTGGTCTTGCTTTTTCATTTTCGTATACAGTATAAGCATGATTGGCAGGACTTGAAAACAATTCATCTACTCTATGTAAACAAACTGAATCTGCCGCTGGCCAGAAGCCACCTTGTTCATGTATTAACTCATAACGAATAAGATCATGAGCACCAGCAAACTTACGACGTCTATAGTATTCTTCTATAAGTGATTGGTTTTTCCATTTACGAGCCCATAACATTTCATCAGTGAATACACTATATTCCCAATCCGGATGTTTGTCTCGCCAAGTATTCATCCATTTAGTTGGAGCTGGTTTAGGACCAATCCAAATGTGAGTCATTTTCTTTTCAATGTTCATTACATACCTCTTAATACAAAAAAGGTAGACTTTCGCCTACCTCTTTATTTATATTATTTTAGTGAAACTACTTGCCGCCTTTTTTCTTCTCACCTTTTGGTTTTACATATGTGTGATCTGGATCTATCATACGTCAGCTAATAAGATTAAAGCTTTGAGTTTCTTCTTTGATTTACCTTTTACTTTGGCTTTAGATACGTCGTTGTTACCATCACCTACGATTACCATAGCAATCATACCCATAGACTTGTGTGGTGAACATTGGTATAGATATACACCTGGAGTATCGAATGTGATTTCGACTTCTTTGTTTAGCTTTGATTTCTTTGGTGCTTTCCAACCATCTGGTCCTGCAATAAATTCTACGTTATGACCTTTTGATGTTGGTACCCAAGTAATAGTTTCACCCACTTCGATACGTGTAATATCTTCTGAGTAAACCATTTTAGCGCCATCGTCACGCTTGTTTAACATTTCGATTGTTACGTCTGCATTTGCTGCGCTTACGGTAAATATTGCCGCAAAGACTGCTAAATAAAAGTATAAAGTCTTCATTGTGTATCCTAACTTGTTTTGTACATGTTGTGTTTGAACTCTGAGATTTCATTGGCTTTATCGTATAAGCCCATTTCTCTTAACTGCTTAATACTCATACAGTAACTTCGGTATTCCATTAGTTTTAAAAATCTTGTAAACATTATTTACTCTTTCTATTATCTAACATTAAACGTTTTGCTTCTTCGTGGTAGCCTTCTCTCCAAAGTGCTTCTGCTGCTCTGGCTCTACCTGCTGATTCTCCTAATGCCCACATGAACATTGCGATTCCTATCATAACTTTACCTATTGTTCTTACAAAGTTTGGCAATTGAACTTTTTGTTCTCCTGCAAGTTCCATTATACTGATCCTCTTAAGTTTTGATTAACTGGTGTGTATGGAAAAGTATCGCGATTGCGATTATCTTCCCACGTATCATTGGCAATAGAGCGTATATCGCCACGGCTAATGCCAATGTCGTTTAGTTCTCTATCTGATAATTTGTGAAGGGTTTTGAATGTCTCTCGACGAGTTTTCCATGCTGCAGCTTTTGCTGCTCTATTTTCCAGCCATACTACTATTCTATAAGCTGCTATCGAAAAAATGGATGATTGTGATGAGATGTTGTATTGTAACATTCGGTTTCCTTTCCTAATAAATGTTTCATTGTATCTACAATATTATTTATTATGGAAATAGGTAACTAAGGGTTACTCATTTGATATACCCGCTAGTCACCTGCGGAATATGTGACAAAGTGTCAAGTGTCTAGGTGTATCCAGCCTCTTTAGTGAGTTTCATGATCACATGGAATGGTCCATCGCCAACAACTCGTATATCTCTATTAGAATACACGTTATCTGTAAAACCTTTATATTCGTGTGAACCAGAATTTACAAAGTAATAATGACCGTGAGCTGTAAATCCGTCCCATCTAGAAATGTCTATATGTTTATTGGTTTTGCAGCCCCAGAATATTTCTTTAATCGTTACTATAGCACCGTTAACCGATTGAGAAGGATGTACAAGATCTGCTAATAAAATATCAACAGTATCACCTGAAGAGTCAGTTACATAAATCTTTACGACTGCCTCTGTTGTTGATCTTTTTAAGTAATGAATTTCTGACATTAGATTTTCCCGTCATAGTAGTTTTTAGATAGTTCGGACCAAGGTCCATTTGTGTTTGAATTTGTATAAATTTTTCCAGCAGGCCCTTGAACTCTTCTACATTTAACGTAGGTCTGTTGAAGGTTTCCACCTGGTGGTGTAAAGGATCTAATACCTGCAGTTACAGTTCCATTAGCTCTATAGTACTCATCAACTGCTCCTGCATCAGGATCGTCTTGAACTTTTGCATTAGCGTTTGCCAATGTTCCGAGCGAAGGAGCATTATCGTACTGCCAAATTGCAGTTGCGACATTATTAACTAAAACTGTTGGTGATCCTGGTACGTCAACCCATGCCATTATTTCATCCACCCTTTAATATATTTGTCTGAAAAGTTTGCATTACTAAATTCTAATCTATTAACAAGCTTAACAGCGTTCTTACCCATACGGTCAATAGCAACAAAGCCTTCTTGGGCTGTTACTTCAAGACCATCTGCGGTTTTTAAGAATGTACTGATATTTTTAGCTCTATCAAGTTTAGTTATTAAAATTTGTTTTGCATCTATAATCATATTATATAATTCAAACAATGCAATAATCTGAGTGATTGGAGTACGTTTGAAGTATGTTAAGGTAGCATCTTTGATTGCTCTTTGTGCACCTTTACCTTTGGCTGTTTTACGTGTACCGGCTTGTTTTTCGTAATAATCATCTATAAACTGTACAAGTTCTTTTGCAAAGGTACGAGGATTTTTAATCTTTTCACCAGCTCTAATCTTAACGTTAACAAATTGTTTAACTCTTACTAAAGTATCTGGATTGTCAGATATACCATTAAGAGTTTCTTTCTTAATAGTATTGAATTTTTTACCAGCCATTGATAAGATTTTAGTTACTTGGTCTGTCTCTTTTTTGGTTAAGTTTGCTGTACCTGATAAGTCTTTATATACTGCATCTACTGACCAGATCGATTTTGCTCTCTTAAGATTTGATGCAATCTCCTCTCCAAAACTTGCAGACATTTCTTCAAAACTTGATCCTCTGTAGACTGTGTGCCATACCACACCGACCTTGGATCCGAGTATTTGTTTGCCGAGTTCTGAGTTTTGAGGTACCGCGTAAACAATCGTATTAGGATGGAAAGTAATGTGCGGTTCACCTTCAATGTCCACCACTTTAAGATCAGCTTTATCATATAGAAAATCACCTTGTACAACGCCTTTAATACCAAGCTTAGGAAACTCAGCCAGCGCCAATTTCAATTTAGAGTTTAAGCTATCTTTGCCTTTTGTATCATCATCGATATCTTTGTTTGTCTTATAGACTTTAGGATTCTTATTAAAGATGCCTTTCTTTGCAACAAAGAATTTACCGTCTGATGGATCAGTTCCACAGAAGATAGCAGGAGCTCCGTCCCATTTAACTGTGACGTTTAATTTAGATTTACTTCCACCTGCAAGCATATCTCTTAATGCTCTGAGAAAGTTAATGGAATCCCTAGTGCCGTCAACACCGTTATTGAGAAGATTATCCTCAAGGTGTTCCATATGTGTATTCTTACTTGCTGCTTTAGCTTCTGCCAAATAGCTTTTAAATGTATGCATCATTCGTTTGCTTCTCTTACTCTTTGGTATGTGAATGGGTTTTTCTTACGAGTACCAGGTTTAATTGAATATGGACTGTTCTCCATAGATTTCACTTTTACTTCTGGCTGTATTTCATACATTCCTGTACGAATACCAACCCTCATACGAAAGTCACCCTTTCCTGCAAACATTGGAACGTCTTTAGCTACTCCAAGTGGATCTTCGTTACTTAATCTATAAAAGTCATCACCTGCTTGAAGATAATATGCAGCTTCTGTTTTACCACCTTTGGCATAATGATCTCTTACAACAGCACCTAAGTTTTGGCCAGGAACAGTTACAATGTACTGATCTTTTTGTTTAGCCATAAAAGCTTTCATCTCTTCATGAGATATAGTATCTTTGTCTTTTTGCTGTGGACCTTTATTAGTATTAATCTTACTCTTGCCGGTGGCAGCTGTGATCTTTGATACAAAATCCTTTGCGTGAGCTTTAAGCATTTTAGCAATATAAACTTTAAGAGGACCCATCTTGCCAGCAAGGGGACCTTTTTTCTCAGGAGCAGAAACCCAGTTCTTACCGTCCCATGAAGCACGAGTATTACCAAGGTTATCAGTATGGTTCATCTTAACTTCGATCCATACCTTTTTGCCTTTATACTTTACTAAAACATCTGAGTAAGTAGAGTCTACTTTAGGCCTTGATGCGTCGTATCCCATATCTGCTAAGGAATCTGCTATTGCGAGTTCAAATTTATCTGAAGCTCGGCTTTCGTTTATGTCTACCATCTCAGACTCACTTATATAATTCTTAAAAGATAACATCTTATTCTCATTAATTAATTACTATGTTTGTCTTATTTATAAAAATTAAGAGATGCCACCTGCTGAGAACATTGTTTTCTTACTGCCTTGACCAAATGCTGTTTTGTCAAATGCTGCACCGTCATTGGATGGAGCAAATGATGCTGTATTAGCTGCACTTGTACCAGACATACCTTTCTGAGCTGTATCTTCGAGATCATAGATTTGCATTTTAGCTCGATCAATACCAACTACAAACCTGCGATAATAACCAAGATCACCCCAGCGATTTTTAAGTTGTTTGATCATTAGCTGACCAAGATTGTCAAGTTCTTCAGTAGTTACAAGACCCAAGATACAATCGGCGGTGTGGGTTATACCCATAGACTCTGAAGTATTAGTAAGGTCAACATCAGAATTCCCATAGCCGTCACGATTGAACTGAGACGAAGTAACCACAGCACAATTATATTCCATTGCAAGACCACGTACCTCCTCGGCAATTGATTTAACCAACGTATAACTGTTGGCTGCAGCAGCACCTTTAACTCGAGATGATGCACATATATTAAGATAGTCAATAAAGATTACGTCTGCTTCAAAGTTCTTTTTCATCTTAAGTTCATTAAGCAAATGGCGGAAGTGACCGCAATGAGCAGAACCTGTAGGATATTCTTTGATAACAAGTTTACCCGTGCATTTTGATTTAATGCGTTCTATACGTTTATTGTATACATCTCTTGGTAATAGCTTAAGTTCATCAAGAGTAACATCCATCATATTAGCGTCAATACGCTCAGCAACTCTTTCTTCAGCCATTTCCATAGTAACATATAAAACGTTTTTACCAGTCATTAGATAACTGGCTGCAGCATGACATTTTACAAGAGACTTACCGCCGCCTGTAGTTGCCAATAATACTGTCATAGATTTACGGGGAAGACCACCTTTAGTAACTTTGTTTAATAGATCGATATCAAAAGGCATACGCTCTTCTTTACGGTGATAGAAATCATAACGATCTTCAGAATCATCGATAAAATCGTGACCTACCGATGTATCAAAAGATATACCAAGAGAGTCAGATAATAAATTAGGAATAGAGCCTTTGTCATTTTGTTTATCCTCGCCATCCATAATAAGAATAGCTTTACGGATAGAATTAAATAGATCTTTGTCTTGGCAAAACTTTTCTGTTTCAGACACAAGAAAATCAAAGTTAGTATCTTCATCACGACCAAGACCATCAACGGTACTCATAACATCTTTATATGAGTCTTCGTTTAAGTCTTTACGTTTGTCGAGTGATATTTTAAGAGCTTCGATAGAAGGTGGTAGTTTGTATTCATCAACATATGTCGAATACGTATCGAAGATTTTTTTAAGGCTACCATCATCAAAGTACTCACCTTTAATATAGGGATATACCTTACGATAATAGTCTTCATTAAAAATTAGATTTGAGATTACGGTTGTTTCAATCATTTAGGCATCCAGCTGTTAGGTTGAGTACCGGCGGAGATTAACCCGCCGATACGTTCAATTGTTATTATATTAACATACATTACAAAAAATGTCAACCGTTAACTGGCTAATACTTCATCATCATTATCGTCAATGACTGTATCAACCTCATCAATAGTATCATCTCTCATGATAGCACCTTGTGCACCCATAGTAAATGATTTCTTGATGTACTGGCTTAGATCTGTTTTTTCAAACATCATTAGCCAGAAGTCTTTATTATCGTTAACTTCCTTAGCCCTCATTAGCTTCTCTGAAATAACTTCACCAGTTTCTGGATTCATTGCTTCATACCAACCAACTTTAGGTTTAGTAAGATAACCGCCTTTCTCAGCAATTTCCATAAGACCAGACCACTTAACAATACCACCATCGAAGCTTACGCTTACCGGTATCTTGGACTTTTCTTTAACATGCCTTGACTTTTCGACGTTAATAATAAAGTGATACCCTTGAATTTCTTGGCCAACTTTATCTTGTTGACGACCGATAATCCAAATAGCATCAGCTGAATAGTAAATACCTGTGCCACCTGATACAACTGCCTTAGGGAACATTCCAATTTCTTGATAGGTATGGTTAACCGCAATCAATGGAATATCTTTAAGGTTAAGGTGTGGTGTTACAATACGGAACAGAGACTTAAGAGCTTTAGCTCTCGACATATCTGCTACTGATTTACCATCAAGCGCGTCTTGCGCTTCTTTCTTAGAAGCTAGGTTACCAACCGAATCAATGACAATACAAACCTTGTCACCTTTATCAATTTTATCTAGCTGCTGAGCAATATCAAACTTAAGTTCTTCAACATCGGTAATTGGTGTATGAACAACACGGTCCATATCAATACCAAAGCTTTCAAAATAAGCTTGAGGTGTACCAAATTCTGCATCATAGAATAACAATACAGCATCTGGGTTACGTTGCATATAAGCTCCTGCCATCAACAATGCGAATGCTGATTTAAAGTGCTTTGATGGACCAGCCAAAACAAGGAGACCCGGCGATAGTCCACCATCAATTCTACCCGATAGGGCAACGTTTACCATTGGCACTTGTGTGGGTGCCATATCTTTTTTACCATAAACTTTCGATTCCAACAGTGGAGCCGTCATTTTAATAGTACTATTCTTCACAAGTTTGTCTAATAGACTCATATTAACTTCCTTCTACAATTGTTAACAATTTAGCCTTATACCCTTGAATTTTATTAACTCTGTCGGGCCAGTAAATTGTTGATTTATCTGGGTTCTTACATAGATTATCTAAGAACGGTGTGATTGATTTATAGAGGAGTTCTAGTCTGTATTCCAGATCATCAGCAGAGAGTTTAGCATCATTGACTTGGTCTTCTAATGCTTGTTTCTCACTGCTGACTTTCTGAATAGTATCTTGTGCTTCAGCTTCTTTTTCTTGAAGTTCTTCATCAATAAAGCTAAAACCAAAGTCAAAGTCTAGAACTTCTTCATAGACTTTATTACCCATTGGCTAGTTCCTTAAAGATTGATAGATCATCATCGTCATCATCCATTGATAAAGAAGTTGATGTTTCAGGCATAGCTTCCTTGAGCGTTGGCTGTGGTGCAGCTGCTGCTTGGTTGCCCATGTTACTTAGATCAAACTCACTATCCTGTTCAGCTGTTGCTGGAGTAGAAGGTTCTTCTTCAAGAGCCAATACACGGAATAGTTTTGCTTTTAACTCTGCATAAGACTTGAAGTTCTTTGGATCAACAAGTTCTTGTAGAGAGTGTTCTTGGTTATAGATTGATTCCAACTCTGCATCATCTTCTGATACTGCCGATGGAGCATCAAATTCTGATTTATCATAGTTAGGATAACCTTCAAACTTACGGATTTTCAAACGGAAGTTTGCACCTTCCCATAGATCAAATGGGTTGACAGGAGATTCATCTTCGAACTGAGGATTCATTAAATCATTCAGTTTATCAAAGATCTTTTTACCAAACTGGTACATAAACACTTTGCCATCATTTTCAGGATTTGCGCCGTCTTTAACAACAAGAATGTTTGCTACATATTTGAGCCTACGTTTTTGTTTACGTGCAAGATCTTTATCTGAATCCAAACCAGTATTCCATAGTTTACTGTTATATTCAGACACTGGATCATCTTGATTAATAGTGCTTAGTGAGTTTTCGATGTACCACTGTCCTGTTGGACCTTGGAAACCGTGATCCCAGATACGTACAAACGGCATTTCTTCGCCTTGAGGGGCTGGTAAGAAACGAATGATTGCAAAACCATTACCTGCTTTATCGCGGGTTGGTTTCCACATTTTACCTTCGTTGGGATCTGAGTAGCTCTTTTGAGAAATCTTTTCGAGCTGGCTGTTCAGTTTGTTTAGAGAACTTGAACGGTTCTTTTTTAATGCGTCAAATGACATATTTTATATCTCCTAATATTGCTTATTATAGCGATTGTTATATTTGCGATGTATTACAGGATTTTTACCCTGCCATCTATTTATATTAAAAAAATCGTTCGCGGATTAAATCTTTGAACTTTTTTTCATCTATTTCTAAGAAAGGTTTATACTTTCTTATTAACCTTATTATATCACTTGCTATGATTTTGTCAACTATTTCTTTCTCCCAATAGGGAAAAATGTTTGCAATGTGAGCAAGTATAGTAAGGGTCTCCAAACTAATCTTTTTCTGCATGTAATAAGTCATTACCAAAGGGTGTTGACCAACTACTGAAGTAAAGTTAGCTTGGAAGTTATCGTCCAGATCAGCTATTTCGCTTTTAAATGTACGTGATAGAGTATCTATTCTACGTTGCCATTCAATATAACGATCTTCGCCTTCTGGCTCAATAATTTCACGGATCCATACATTAGGTTTAACTATCATATTAGATAGCATCAAATGTTCTGGATTATCTTTTCTTGAAAGTTTTTCGAAAAAATAAGCATCATTGCGAGTTCTATACTTTTCGTAAGATGCTCTTATTTTTCCATTGTATTTGTGATAGTCATAATTAGAGGTAAAGTGTTTCTTCATTGCAAGGTATTTTACATACCATACGAAACTATCCTCGTTAGCATAACTTAGTGAGGTCTTGATCATCTTTAATCACCAATTTAGCTTCAACTGCTTCAGATCTTACTTTCTCTTTTAAGATAGAAGATTTCTTTACAATATCGGCCACTGTTTCAATTTCTAACTCGTTTACGCGAGCGTATTCACACAATGCATCTATATAGCTTATGCCATGTTTAAGCATGTGTTGAATTTCATGATGTACCCTTTCAGGTGTTCTTGGTGCAACTAAAGTTGCTTTGTCAACTAAGACATTTTGTACTAATTCGTTTTTATCCATTGAGTGTTTTTATCCCTGCAAGCCAATTTTGGGCTGCTGATTCTGCAAAGTGAATACTTTTGCCTTCATAAATTTCTTCTAAAATAAATTCACTGTTAATAAAGAAACGAACGCCCGAACCGTTTGTTGTTGTGAAATAGTCGGCTTTAAGTGACTGACCATCTCTTTCAACAATAAGAGTTTTATCTGACATTATTTTTTCTCCTTAATATTAGAAGTTGCTTTTATACTGCCACAACTTGTGCAGTGTACAACCGTTACTATAAACTCGTGTTGTCCGAATTTAATAGTTCTTTGTTTGGCTGATATGTCTATTATATCACAACAGCCGTTAAGTGTCAACTCTTTTTTGGGTTTATGTTCGTTAAAACCAATAATAGATGAGATAGGCTCAATACGCATTTACTTTTCCTCGAATAATACATCATTTACGTACGCTTCTTTATCTTCTTCTGATATGCCCATTGCAAGCATAGATCTATGAAGATGCGGGTTTAGTTTCTGGTTTTGACAATATTTGTTTAGTAAGGGGAGTGTTTCTCGTATAGATATGAAAGCATTGTGTTTTAGATTTTCAAGATAGTGATCTACTAAATGTGTAGTCACTTCAATGAATTGATTTAACTCTTCGTCAGTATTAATATTACCGACTGCTATCATATCTTTTGAAAAGATTTCTTTGGCCCAAGGTGGTAGCTCACGAGCTTTATTCCACTCTAAGGTTTCTACAGTTCTTTCCATTTCTTGATGATAAGGATGTGGGAATCCGTGTAACGGACTATAATCCATAAATGATCCAGTGATCTTCTTTGGACCTGCAACAATATCAAAACCTAATATAGGAAATTCATATCCAGTATGTGGAAAGATATTAATATGCATTAGCCACAGTCCTTTACCATCAGGTGGTACAATTGTTTTTAAGTGGGCTTTTGATACACGATCTGATCTCCAAAACGTATCAGTCCACCCCTTAAAATGCATCCTTTCAGTATACTTTGGATTATCAAATCTATCGAAATGATTATCAAACTTGTCCGTCAAGCTTTGCGCATATTCGTTTAATCTATCCCATAGCGTAGCTTGTTCAGTTATTTTCATTTAGTTTCCTTTTTGGTTAGAGTTGCGGAAGTATTATCATTACTTATATTCCACTCAACTTCATCACCAATATTAATATTAGCAGCAAGTAGTACATCCGATGGAAGAACTATAAAGTGATCTCCATTTTCGTCTACTTGTACTTCGAGAGCATGATTCATTTCTTTTTCTTTGCTCTTCGTAGTTTTGCGTATTCATTTTGTTGTACAGTCTCACGTACTGTTTTAAGTGTGCGCCTTTTAGTTCTGGCTGCATCAGATCGTGCCATTCGATCTTGCCTTTTAAGGTCTTTTTCAATTAAGGGGGAATCAAATTCTAGGTTATCTTCTTGCGGTTCAATTTGCATGGCCGTCTCTCCTTATTTAATTTATATGTACTATTATATTACTTTTCTGTTGATTTGTCAACGATTTCTTTAGACAATTCGTCAAATAATTCTGATGCAAAATCAAAGCATCTCTTAGCTTCGTTTGCCATTGAATCGTCTAGTAATTTTCTAAATTCTTCGATAAGTACTTTTGTATCACCATTGAACTCATACATAAGTCCATTGCCTGGTGTTTTCTTTTTGATCATTTGTCCACCGTGTAATTCACCAAAGTGACGTACATACATATTAGCAAGCAATGCTTGATTATTATCAGCCTCAGCTAAATCATTAATATATGCTGCGTACTTATCAACTGATGGAGGAAACTCTCCACTTGGTGAGAAACCATAGATTTCTTCAAGTTCACGCAAGTCTTGGAATATTCGTCCTGCTCGATGAATAGTATTTAATTGCGGTGGAATAATAGTATGTCGTTCTAATACAACATAATTCATGTATTGACATGTTAGGAATTTATAGTATAGAGCTGGGTCTATACTACCAGATAGAAGTTCTTTAGCGAATGCTCTTCGTTCTGCTGCTTGGTGGTGAGCCCAAGTAAGCTCTTTCAATTTGTTTGACATCATTACCTCATAAAAGTTAGTGTGCCACATTTTCTGTTGCTAAGTAAGTGGCCAACTCCCTGTGATTATGCCGCTAGGGCTAATCCAGATGGTGCGAAATTTTCATTTGCATTTAGTTTAGTTGATCTATACGCGATCA